AGGCATTTGTCCAAATTTTTTAAAGTAAGAAAATACTAATAGATCAGCAACAACTTCAAAGCCAGCTTCAATGTTATTAGCCGTAGTTGTCCCAGATCCAGAATTGTTTCCGCGCAATCGTATAACAATATCACCATTATGAAATACAAGTATCGAACGTTTCCATGCGTCTCGTACCCATTGGGCAATTTTATCATATTTAGAATTAGGATTTGCAGCTTTCCAGAAACGATATCTGCGATCAGCGACCCAATTTAAGAATATCTTCCGGTCATATCCAGAAATATCCCAACAAACACGAACTTTATATAAAAAATTTCCATTTTTATCAAGAACAGTAAGCTCACGATACCATTTATCAACACCACCATAAAAAGGATTAAATCCATATTTAGACCAGTGATATTTTTTCAGGTTTTCGTTACCCTGTCCATAAAGTCGTTTTTGCCAATACAAAAGTTGGGCACCTGTTGTTTGAAAAGTACGACATTTTTCTGCAAATAAATCTTGTATAGCAGCCAGTTCTTCTTTTCCAACAGATTCATAAAACGGGAGTAATTTTGCAATCCAGTCAGGGTCTTCAAAATTTGAAAGCCACAGAGTAGACGTAAATAATTGTTCTCGAGTTTTAAAACCCATAAATTTAAATGGTATACCACAACCTTTAGATAAATCTAAATCATCTAAAGTTTTCTCATCAGACCATTCTTCTGCAGTTAATGCAATCTCCAACATATTATCAGCAATAGCTTGTGCATAAGCACGAAAAGCATCAAGTTTTGGCCAAGGCCTTAACTCGTCAATTTTCATTTCAGCAATATCAACAGATTTCATACATGGGCGATTATAAAAATATTCTCCAACATGAGTAGATAAATCTGACCACATATTTGGATAAATACTTTGAAGAATGGAAGGAGCAACATAGGAAGTGGGTGGAGCCCCAACAACGCGTTTTCGAAACATAGGATTCAAAACACCAAGAAATATTAATTCCTTATATTCACGTTGAGGAGTACCAGAAGTTATAATTTTTGAACCATCTATATATGATTCGTGCAATTCAACCCCAAAGTTGAAACTACCCTCGGGGAATTTGAGGGTAGGGTCTAAAAATCCGAGAGCTGTTCACTCATAAAAGTGACAGCAGCATTATGCTGATAGTCTGTAATATTATGTAAACCAACAATTTGGTTATTAGTTACAACAGGCGATCCGCATTGCCCAGGAAAAGAATCAGATTTATGTAATATCTTTCTATTATCACCAGAACCTTCAACAGATAATGAAGATAAATAAACAGACATAGGTTGAAAATTCTGAACATCTAAAGTATACATTTTTGCATCTTTAAGATCAGAAGGTAATATTCCAATTTCTAAAACTTCTCCTTCTGGATTTAACCAATTCGGACAATCACACATAGAATTATCATTTTTATAATGCATATCAAAAGTTAATTGTCTGAACCCACGACCGTGAAGGATATAACATCGATTATCACGTAATTCATGGGTACAAGTGAGTACACGTCTCTTACCATTTTTCTTTCCAATAGTTGCCATTCCATTAAATTCAAAATCACCAGGTACTTTTGTACTAGGAATGAATATAGGTATAATTGCAAGCTTTCGAGCAGATGGTTCTTGTTTAGTTAAGACTTGAGGGTTAGTAGATGGAGAAACAACAGCTTCTTTAATTTTAGTACTACAGCATCCAGCAAAGTGTGTGCAGAAATGACCATCACACTTTTGATCACAAACAGTGTGAGCATCAATAGGTAATTTTAAAGGACATGAAGCATAATGAATACATTCATGATGTTCTCTAGCATACGATTCAAGAGCTTTTGCACATTTAGTACAATATCCTCTATCTTTAGTAGGATCATAAATTAC